TTCGACTTCGAAGATTTCCGCCATACGCATTTCCATTTATTTATTTCCTTTGTTAGTAGGGAGAGAGATTATAGCATGGGGGCTAGATTTTTGTCTAGCCCCCAATCTGTTAGAGATAACGAGCGATAGCGTTGTAAGTTGAGGTGCTTACAGTTTCCTCGTCTGTCATCTTGAGAATACGGATAGCGTTCTCAATTTCATCTACCATTTCTTTGTATTGCCACTCATGGTAAGTCTCAAAATCCTTTTCAGGTTCTTTTGGCAATTCTAGGTTGCTTTTCGCAATCTCAAAATTGACATAGATGTTGCCATTGTAGCGAGTAGAAGCATCTAAGTCACTTGCTTTTGAGATGTTAGCAAGGGCAATCTTAGCGATTTCCTTTTTCCACTTCTCACAAGCCTTTTGATACTTTTCCTCATTTGATTTCTGATTAGCCTTATCCTTTTGGAGTTGGGCTAATTTAGTTTCTAACGCCTTGATTACTTTTGAGGTAGCAATCTTGACGCTAATTGCTTTTTGGTTTCTAGCCATTTATTTTCCTTTCGTTGTTTGTTGAGCAAAATTGTAGCAGAGCCCACCGACATTTTGGTGAGCCCTGCTTATTTAGTTGTTAGTTAGCAGGTGCGCTTGTCCAGCGTTCTGCGCCATTGACATCAAGGAGAATACGATTTACGCCACTTGGGTGATTATCTATTGCCTTGATAATTCCTACAACGCCACTTTGCGTTGTTGTATAGGTTTGTCCGATTTCTAGCATTTGTTTCCTTTCGTTAGTTTGGAGAGCCCATTATACATGAGCCCACCGACATTTATTCCTCGTAGGTGTCTATCCACGCCTCTAAGTGGTGCTGTTCTACAATAGCCCATGCGGGTGCTGTATCTAATCCTTTGTATGATACACCTTCGGGCATTGGTATCTCTCGATCAGGTTCGCCTTCATCAAGAGCAAAAATAGCCTCGATACATGGCTCTACCATAGATTTAGGGACGGGCGGATAGTGATTAGCTGATAAGTGTATAGCAATAGCACTAGATAAATCTATTTCGCTATTGGCTAAATCATAAGCAAGATTACTCCCCATTTTCTAATACCTCATTTCTCATTGACTCTATTTCGTCAATAGTAGCCATTAGTTCTTGGAATTGTTCTTTAGTTAGAATTGCCTTCGTTGCGCTATCTACTGCGTTAGAGGCTACCATTGTCGCATACATGAACATGGCTTTAGCAAAATCATCTTGAGATAAATTGTTGCGTTCGTGTGTAATAAATTGAGCAAGACCCATTGAGTCCTCGTCCATTATCGCTTTTTCTGTTGCGCTAATTAGAGCGGTTGCGGTGCTTATCATTATTTCCTTTCGTTGTTAGTGGGCTAGATTATACACTAGCCCACCGACATTTTACGCTAAGGCTAAAATAGCCTGAGTTGCGCCTAAGTTGACCGCATCTAATTCGGCTTGTAATTCATCACGGGTCATGAGTGAAGGATTACCGATAACATCATGAACCATTTGTTCATGAAAGTGTACCAATACCTCGTTAGGCATTGTTACAATTTGCGGATAGAAAGAGCCGTTAGGGTCAATTACGGATAAAAAATCAACACCGTCAACGGTTACTGGAAACTTAGCCCAGTTAGTTGTATCTAATGACATTTATTTTCCTTTCGTTTGTCGCTAGGTTAGGAATTATACATTAGATTACTGACATTTACCATTTGAGCATCGGCGTGTCGGAAATTATTTTTTTGTGATAAACATCACAAATTTCAAGGGTGTTTATAACTTGACGTAACGAGCTCAACGCCCCCACAGTTCTTGCGGGCGCTTAGTTGAAATTTCAACTAATCCCAATTCATAATTTTACCGACAGCGGTTTTTTTATGTTTTCGTTTTCTTGTATATTTTTTCTTTGACGGAATTGGTGTCGCCGCATTACTGCGGCGAATTTCCAAAACTTTTTTTATTCTTTCTTTATTTTCTAATTTCATTTCAACTCCTAAAACTTGGAATTTTGTAATTACTTGCGGAATAAAATTTTGTTGCGTCAAATTTTGGATTATCTTTTGCGAACATCTCAGCAAAATCTACAACCATTTTTGAAAATACAGCAGGGTGAGTTTTATCTGATACATACCGCAGAATTTCTGCGGTAGCAACATAGTCTTTTCGTGTCATCATTATTCAACAACCTCCAAAACATCAAATACATCAAATTTCTTTAGGTCGCTTTCAGGCAACGCTAAAAAAACTTTATTCAAATCAAATACCGCTTCCAAATCAGTATCGGCTTCGGTAATAAAAGAAATCAAAACATTTTTTTTCATCTTAGTTAGCCTCCATGCTAGTAAATAATTCAGGCTCGGAGAGTAAGCCATTATCCCAAATCACATCTCCGTTATCGTCTAAAATCAAATCATAGACATTACAAATACAACTTTCAATTTCGTATTCGTCATCAGAGCCACCCCAATAAGAGTAACCTTTACCATTACACAAATCGCAATTAGCGATTATGTTTAGAGCAATTTCCAATTTATTCATTTTCAGTTTTCCTTTCGTTTAGTTCTTGAATTGTAGCAGAAGCCACCGACAAAATAGCGGTGAGGTTTTGCTGGCGTGTTGCTTCACGCTCAGCTTTTACATAATTTCTAAAATCGATCAAATCCATTTTTATTCCTCGCATTCGTGTTTTTCTGTATAATCAAATTCGCAAAAATAACAACCCATAAACTCATCACAGGTTAGGCAATAATAGCGGAACATTTGTTCATCACAACAAAAATAAATTGTGTCGGTTATTCTGTAGAATTGGTCTGTATAAATTGTTTTCATTAGTTTTCCTTTCGTAGTGTTTAGATTATAGCGGAAGCCACCGACATTTAGTCGGGAAGCCTCACCGCCACAGTAGCCCATTGGTCTTGAATTGAACCCGTAGGGCGATAGCGAATTGAATAGGCTTCATAGCCCTCAGATAAATAAACATCATCACGCTTAGAAGCGTAGTTGATAATTCCGCCATTGAAGCGGCGAGCCAATGAAGTTGGCGCATAATATTGGTCAATTAGTAAATCTACAATTGAATAACTTCTCATTAGTTTTCCTTTCTTAATTTTCTATGACTAGATTTTACCAAAACGCACTGACATTTTCAAATCCAAAATGCGTATAAATCGGACATTGTGATTTTTATCACAAAAAAATATTTGACCAGTCATTTTTTTCTCGGGCGTGTCGCAAATTTAGGGGGTTGTGGATAACCTACGTAAACCTGTGGAAAACCCCGCAATCGTTGCGGGCGCCCGCTACTTGTCAAGGCGACACGCCGTGTTTATGATGTGATATACAACACAAACACGAAGCCTAGTCCAATACAGAGCCCTAGTAGGGCGGCGGTATGAAGGAGCTGGATCATAGTATCATCTCCAATTCGTCTAGTTCCTCTAATTCTAACTCTTGTTCTAATAATTCGTCAAGAGATAAATCTCTCTCTGTTTCGTATTCGTCAAACTCTACTGAGTAATTACTCTGTATGGTTTCATATTTATAATCGCTGGTATTTCTTTCCCATGACATCTGATACATTTATTTATTCCTTTACTTTCTGTTCTTATAAATCTTATACGCTACCACTGACACGATAGCAATTCCAATTCCTAGCCATGAAGCGTAGAAATCAAATTGAGCGGTCTCAAAAGCAATTCCATCTGAGCCTAATTCTATTAGTAAGTATCTATCCATTTTAGTTATTCTCCTTTATACATTCGCAAGCCTCTACATCATAGTCTAAGTCATTACCCCAAAAGATAAGACCGACACCATTACATTCATCACATTCAATTCTAGTTAGTGAGTTTATCATTTATTTATTTCCTTTCGTTTATCTTGTGCCTTTAGGCTACACCATGCCACCGACAAAGTCTAGGCGACACGCCCTAGCGTGGGTGTGACTTATGCCACACTCACCGCTACTGTGCGGTAGGTATAACCTCCACCATGCTTACGGATACGGACTAAATACGCCTCAGCGTCTTGATACCACACCGCTTTAGGGTGTTTCTCAGCGTCTATAATTTCGCCCTCAACTGAGCGGCTACGATAGGGCTTACCTATTAGTAGACTTTCGATATTATATAGATTAGCACTCATTTTGCTACCTTCTTTCTTTAATTTATATTGGTATTATTTCAGATTTATTTAATTTTATCAACTCGACACGCCGTGTCTATGGTGTGAGGTTAGTCACACTCTCCACAAGGACACACGCTAGGGAATTCTCGCTCTTGCTTAATACGATTAGCGAGACGCTCTACTTTTAAATAAGTATCAGCGGAAGCACCTCGGAAAGATACTAACTTTCCGTCAGCGATAAGGTGAGCAGCCTTGATAATTTTTTGCTCTAATGTTAGTGAAGTCATTATAATACTTCCTTTCTTTTTTTATCTTATAATAAAATACTATCATGGGGGACTGACAAAAATCAAATTTAAAATGCTAACAATTCGGACATTGTGATTGACATCACATGAAATTTGTGTGATATACACCACAATTATGGGCGCACTATCCGAAATGTCCGTTTTGTCTCTGATATGGATCATACATCATAAAAATATATTAACATTTTTAGAAATCTAAAAAATAGTCGACTAGAATATTTATATACGGTATAATATTTATATATGATTCCTAAAATAATTTGGCAAACACACGAATTTGATTTTAAAAACTTACAAAAACAATTTAAAGATAGTTTTGAGTCATGGAAAAAATATAATACAGATTACGAAGTTATTTATGTGTCGGCGGCAGAAAGATATGAAATGATAGCTGATACTGGGCTGAGATATCTAAATGCATATAAAAAAATAGTAAGCGGTATGTATCAAGCTGACTACTGGAGAATACTAACTTTAGCAAAATATGGCGGCATATATGTAGATGCAGATACTATATGCAAAAAAGAACTTAATTTACCAGAAGGCGATTTCATAGTATGGAAAGTTCACAATGAATCTCAAAGAGACACATATACAAATACATATATAGCTTGTAGCGACAACAATAAAGACATGTTAAATATTTTAGAAAAAATGACAGAACATATATTATCGATGCCAAATGGTACATTTGTTAATATACAAGATGTTGGTACGATAGCATACACTAAATATATAAAAGACTTAAAAATAAAAGTAGTCGACTACGATTGGACTGAAATATCTCTACATGGAAATGAAGAAAAAAGATTAAAAACTAAAGAAATGGCCATGCAACTAATAAATTGCAAAAAATGTAAAAATAGTAAAAATAGCATAATAGAGGTCTGTTTAGACAGAAAAAATAATCCAGAATGCGACAACCTATGCAATAAAATATATGAATATACACAGCACAACATATATAGTAAAAATGCTATACTAAATACATGAAATATTTAATAGTTAATGCTTTCCCTAGATCTGGATCTGTATTTTTTGCAAGTGCTTTAAATATGGCGGGCATTCAAGAAGATGTTATGATGGCATCCTTACATTTACCACATATCATAGATAATGATAGATTAATGAGTGCGGTGGTATTCAGAAATCCATATGATGCCTTAGCTTCTCACACATATATGAGATTTAGACAACATAATCCATCATTTGGAGATCTTGATACAGAACCAAATAAGGATGTTATTAAGTTCTACTTAGAAGACTATATGACATATGTAAACTATGCGCTAGAAAATAAGGGAAAAGGCTTCTTGCATATTGTAGATTTTGAAAAAATGACTACAGATACTGTAGGAGAGATAAATAGTTTGTGCGAAAAATTTAATTTAACTTATAGAAATAAGATTTCAAATGAACAAATATTTTCTGATATAAAAAATAATTTCACTAGGGGAAATTTAATGGATGATGCTCAAGGACATATGCCTAGAGAAAAAGATTCTGATAGACTAAAAGTTGAAGAATTTATTAACAAATTATCTTTTATTGAAGAAGCATATTTAGAATATAAAAAGCTTTTTTAACTATTGACTTCACTATTTTTGTAATGTTATACTTGTATTCGGTTTGTGGGGGCTTACACTGGAACTCAATATGTACCAGATACTACAACCTCTAATCTCAACATTGTAGCAATTTTTTCAATGGGGGGAAAGGGGGGCTTTCCTAAAATCTAATATCCCCAGATATCAATATATAATATATATTATATATATAAAGAAAAGGCGGGAAAAGTAAAAATGGAAACAGCTTTTTTCATAGGCATTATCTCTGGTATAATCATAATAGGAGCTGCTTTGCTAGCTTCATTTAATGAACATGATCCAGATAAATGGAAGCATAAGGGGTATTAATGTCGTATTTTGTTCCATGTGAAACATTAATGATTTATATGGCAGTTATTGAATATGGAGCATGGACTCCAGAAGAAAAGATATTTGCTCCTAAAGATGAGGATTATCCTAATATGGGATTTATGCCTCCTAATGATTGGAATATGTAATAAATGGGTTCTCTATTTTCCGCCGCACTTTTTTCGCACTTTTTTTCACTTAAGGTATACGAATGGTACAAATAAATTCTGATAATGCTGTATATTTAGAAGATAATATAGTAGTTATAAAAAACTTTATATCTCCAGAAGAAGTAAAAGATTTGCTAAGCATTTGCAAAAATGCATCAGAAGAAGATTGGGAGAGACTTGATAAATCTGATGAAAACTCAAAAAAAGGACCTGGATGGGAAAGTAGAAATTTATTATGTTCAGGACAATTCCCAAATATTTTGGCAGTAAGATGTTCTAGTTTATTTTTTGACAAATATGACATAAGAGGTTTTGGAGTACTTCATAGAATGAGAAATGGACTTGGAATGGTGGCTCACCATGACGATCCATTTGGAGAAGTTGCTTATGGAGTCATAGCATATTTTAATGAAGAATACGAAGGTGGTATACTTAGATATATAAATCAGAATATAGAGTACAGACCAAAAGCTGGAGATCTTATTCTGCATAAAGCTCAGGAAGACTATACTCACGAAGTAAGCCCAGTAACTTCTGGTATAAGATACTACACAACAGCTTTTGCTCATCACAGGAGATAGTATGGTAGATATAAAAGGTCCTAGAAGATACTTTTCTAAAGTAACATATAATCCTTATTTTAGTAGCGATTACTATCAAAAAGAAACATTTGGCGGAAAAATTGAGAATAAGCTCAACAAGCTTTTAGATAAAATTTTAAGAAGGAAAGCGTGATAAAATAAACCATGTTTCAAGATAATCCAAATTTAATTAAACTAGCTCCAGAAATATATGTTTATAAAAATTTCTTGACCAAAGAAGAACTAGAGCATTGCTCTAAAGTTATATCATCTTTAAGCGAAGATAGATGGTTAAATAACAACGTATATGATTCAACATCTGAAATTCCAGCTCCAAATCAAGTATTTCAAGGAAATGAAGGGCTTTCATTTTTGTATGACAAGACTACAGATTTTTTTGCTCCAGAATATAAACCTTTGCCATCAAACGGAATTTCAAGAATGATTGAAGGACAGTCTTTAGAAGTGCATTGGGACAGCCCTGGACATCCAGATGATCATGACGATTATGCATTAGAAAACTTTTTTGATCAAACTCAAAATCCCGATAATGAAAGACCTCTTTATGATCCATTAGACACATGTCATATTGTTCAATACGGATATGTAGTATATGTAAATGAATTTGAAGGAGGATCTCTTTACTATCCAGAACAAGATGTAACTTATCAGCCATCAGCTGGAGATTTTGTAATACATAGTTCAAGTAAAAAATATAGACATGGTGTTCATCCAGTAACAAGAGGTCCAAGATATGCTTATACAAACTTTGTAACTAAATCATCTGATATGCCTATGGATTTAGAAGAATACCTCAGTAGAACTGATGAATTTAAAGAGCAAGCAATTAAAAAACAAAATAACGCTCCACTTTGGGAGTTAAACAAAAAATAAGTATAAAACCCAATCAGAGGCGGATCCGATTGGGTTTTATTGTGCTATTGCACACAGGGAGCTAATGCTCAACCTGACATCTAATTATATCTTAATTATTATTGCTTGTCCAGTAGTAAGTTCTATAACTTTATTACTACCAAAAAAATCATCTATAGCTTTTCTAGCCCCTATAGTTTTAGAAGATCCATAATCATCACATACCATTATTCCACCACTAATTATTTTATCCCAAAAATATTCTACACTTTTTAAAGTTGGTTCATAAAGATCTACGTCTATATGAACAAATGAGTATCTAGAGTCTTTTAATTTATCAAATACTTCTGGAATCCAGCCTTTTATTAAATTTACATTATTGAATCTAGATAAATTGTTTTTTGCTATTTCGTATGGAACTTTTAAATCATATTTTTTAAAATAATCGCTATCAAAATTAGAAGGCTCTGAAACACCCTCAAAAGAATCTATTCCTATAAAATTATTTGGACATAAGTCAGCTGTAAAAAATATAGACATTCCAGCGTATGTTCCACATTCAGCAAAATCTGCAATAGTTTTTGATTGAGTTTTTGCTATCTGTCTTAAAACAAAAAGCCTGGAAAAATAATCTGATTCTATATCATTATTAATATTATTAAGACTGTTATAATCTTTTATTAATGATAAGAAAAATGGATCATTAATCCAGGACTTTTTATAAAAGCTAGTCAGCTTGAATTTCCCACATTTCTAAATTTGTAAATATTTTTATTAATTCTTGAGCATTAGAAGAGTCTTCTGCGTCAATTGTAAGAGTTGCTGGTATACCTTCTGGAAACTTTTCTCTATAGTCGTTTCCACCATTTGCAACTATAAAATCAAAAACATCTGGGCTTTTAATTTTAAAAATAAAACTAGGCATCTTTATTAATCACGCCTTTGTCTACAAGCCTATCGTATGCGTTTGAGCATAAAAATAGAAACGAGTTTCTAGCAGCATTAATTGTTGGAGGAATGTCTTCTTCGGACATGCCGCCATTTTTATACATGAATTCCATGTCTTCTATGAAGCCGTCAAGCATTACCTGAATAGCATCATTTCTGTTCAATGTCATCTTTTTCTCCTGAAATATAAGAAGGGGTAGGACCTAATAGGTACCCCTGTTTATGATATTCTACCATTTTTGATATTTTCTGTCTATCTTCTTCATTTTTGGCTGTTAAATTAGCTACTAATGTCATCATATCGTATATTCTATGCAGCATAATATAATTAACCATAGGAATATTGTCTTCAAGGTTTTGAGATTCTTTTTCAGACATTTTCTAATATTCTTTTCATATTGTCATATATTTTTGTACCTATATATTTTTTGTACTCACAAGAAATACAATAAACAAATATTTGCTCATCATTATCTATATTTGCAAAAAGAAGGCCTTGGTCCAATGGGCAATCCATATTTGGTACCAGGCCTTCTCTTGCTAGAGTTAAATATTTAGATACTATTTGTATCTTCAATTTATCTCCTTACTACTTAGGAAATTGAATCATCAATTTCTTTGCTTTGCTTATAGAATTAGGCCAAGATGACCAATTCTTACCGCCTTGAGTCATATGATACGTTATCTCTGCGTTTATGACTGGATCAAATAAAAGTACATTTGATCTCAATTCGAATTTCTCTTTACGATCTGTGCCAAGAGCTCCCAGCATATTGATCTGAAAAATTCCGTAGGAACTGTCTCCAGTATTCCTGTTGCCATTGTATGCCATAGGGCGTCCATTAGACTCCGCTTTGGCAATGGCCCACGCCATTTTAAGGGCGTTTCCTTCAAAACCTACATTCTTTAGTAGAGTTACTAACTCTTTGTCTGTAAGCATCTCTGAAGGCTTATATACAGTATTGCTGAATTTTTCCAGCGTTTCTCTTTTCAGTTGTGCTTCATTTACAGTCTCTGGTTTTACAACCAAAGCTTTAGCTGGCGTCATATTTATAGCTGGTGAACCAGAATATAAAAACATTAAACCAACTGCTATTGCAACATAATGATGTAATACATCACTAAGTTTTTCTTTATTCTCCATTGGCATTTCCTCCATTAGAGATAACGGACTATAATAATAACATTGATTTATAATACCTGTCAAGTTAGTTGACTAAAATAATTAATTATAGTTAACTAATAATAATCTTTATTATATAAATAAAAATATAAAAACACTTCACATAAAGAATTCTTTTTGGTAGAATTAACTTCTTAATTAAAATCAATTAGCCAAAAGGCGGAAAAGGTGTATAAATGTCAAAAACTATTGAAAACCCATATGAAAATTTCATTGCTTTATCTAGGTATGCAAGGTGGATTCCAGAGGAGAGCCGTCGTGAAACATGGGGTGAAACAGTAGATAGATATTTTAACTTCATACTAGAACACCTTGCTAGTAATTATAAATATAATCCTGATGTGAAACTTATTGAAGAATTAAAGAATGCTGTATACGATAGAAATGTAATGCCTTCAATGAGAGCAGTGATGACAGCAGGTGCTGCTCTTGACAGAGACCATGTCGCAGGATATAACTGCTCGTTTGTTCCAGTAGACAACCCAAGATCATTTGATGAAACAATGTATATCTTAATGTGCGGTACTGGTGTTGGATTCTCTGTTGAGTATAAGTATGTTAATAAACTTCCTTCTGTTCCAGAATCATTTGAGAAGTCTACAAGCACAATTGTGGTAGAAGATTCAAAACAAGGTTGGGCAAAAGCGTATCGTGAATTGTTAGCAATGCTTTGGGCTGGTCAGATTCCAGCAATTGATGTCTCTAAACTACGTCCAGCTGGAGCACGTTTAAAGACCATGGGCGGAAGATCATCTGGGCCACAACCTTTAATTAACTTATTTGATTTTACAATTGCAAAATTTAAATCAGCAGCAGGACGTCAGCTAAAGCCAATAGAGTGCCACGATATTATGTGTAAAATTGGAGAGGTTGTTGTTGTTGGAGGCGTTCGTAGATCAGCAATGATATCTTTATCAAATATAAATGATATTGAAATGGCTCAGGCAAAATCTGGTAATTGGTGGGAAAACAACTCACAAAGATCTTTATCAAACAATTCAGTAGCATATTCTCGCAAACCAGAAATGGAGCAGTTTATTGCTGAATGGAAAAATTTATACGATTCTAAATCTGGAGAAAGAGGTATTTATAATGTCAAGGCTGCACAATCACAAGCGTCTAAATATGGTAGAAGAGATCCTGAAATTCATTATGGTACCAATCCTTGCTCTGAGATTATTCTTCGCCCATACCAGTTTTGCAATCTTTCGGAAGTCGTTATTAGAGAAAAAGACAGTAGAGAAGAAATATCTAAAAAGGTAAGACTTGCTACAGTATTAGGAACTTGGCAATCAACTCTTACAGATTTTAAATATCTTAGAAAAATATGGAAAGACAATACAGAAGAAGAACGTTTACTAGGAGTTTCTTTAACTGGACAGTTTGGGCATACCTTTATGTCAGGTAAAAAGGGGTTAGATCAATTAGAGGTATATCTTTCAGAATTAAGAAATGAAGCAAGAGAGACAAATAAAGAAGAAGCAGAAAAAATTGGTATTAGCGAATCTGCTGCTATAACATGCGTCAAGCCGTCTGGAACAGTTTCTCAGCTAGTTGGCGTATCGTCTGGCATGCACCCTTGGCATTCCCCATATTATATTAGAACAGTTCGTGGAGATAAAAAAGATCCACTTTCAACATTTCTAAAAGAAGTCGGAATTCCTTGCGAAGATGATTTTATGAAGCCAGATCAAACTTATGTTTTTTCATTTCCAATAAAAGCACCAGAAGGTGCAATTATTAGAGATGATTTGACTGCTATTGATCATTTAAATACTTGGTTAGTTTATCAACGTGCATGGTGTGAGCATAAGCCATCAATTACAGTATCAGTAAAAGAAGATGAGTGGATGGATGTAGGTGCCTGGGTTTGGAAACATTTTGACGAAGTTTCTGGAATTTCATTTTTACCACATTCAGATCATTCTTATAAACAAGCCCCATATCAAGAAGTGACAAAAGAAGAATATGATGAATTGGTTTCCAGAATGCCTAAAAATATTCGTTGGGCAGATTTATCTTTTTACGAAACAGAAGATGGTACTACAGGTACTCAGTCTCTAGCATGTACTTCAGATGGAAATTGTGAACTTGTAGATATTTCAGCTTAGGGGTATAATAATATTTAGGGTAACACCCTATTCCTGGGCAACCCGCCCAGAAAATAAGGAGGTCTTATGAAAGAAGATCTTAATAATGATGGAAAGGTAACAATGCAAGAAAAAATTCTAGCAGCATTAGCCAGCTATGGTCGTCACTTTTTAGGTGCCGCCATTGCTTTGTATATGACTGGAAATACTGACCCAGGAGATTTAATTAAGGGTGGTATCGCAGCCTGCTTACCAGTTATTTTAAAGGCATTAAATCCAAACGAACCAAGTTTTGGATTTACAAAGAAGTAATAATTTAATAGCAGTTAGGACAACTCTTATGCTAAAATAAAGCATAGGAGTTTTCCTATTTTAGGGGTATTTAATGGCTGCACAAAAGAATTTTGAAGTTGATCAAAACTCGACTTTTACATTTGAGGTTCAATATCTAGATGAGGATGAGAACCCAATACAACTTCATTTTCATACTGCCAAAATGCAGGTAAGAGATACACAAGGTGGGAAAAAAATAGCTTTTACATTAACAGAACAAGACGGAATTACAATAAGTCCAACTGAAGGCAAACTATCAATATCAATTGCTTCAGATAGAACAAATAAAATGTTTTATCCAAGATCAGCATATGATTTAGTTCTTATAGATCCTAGTGTTAATAAAACAAGACTTTTGGAAGGGTATATGACTCTTAATAGAGCCGTTACAATTTAATGGGAACAAAACTAATAGTTACTGAAAATAATCCACTGGTAGTTGTCAGAGCATCTGGCGCCCCAGGAAGAACTATTATAAGCGGAGAAGGAAACCCATCAAATTTATTAGGTGTCCCTGGTGATTTTTATTTTGATAAGCTCACAACTAGATTTTGGGGGCCAAAAGATTCAAATACCAATACATGGAATATAAATAATAGTTTTATACTAGATAAACAAATAGCTTTAACCCATTCTTGGGAGCTTGCTCAGGTTACTGGGCCTATAGATGGAGTATATTCTATAGTAATAACCCATAATTTAGGGTTTCATCCAAATGTCACAGTGAAATCAAGCAGCGGCGACATATTAGAAACGGGAATAGTCTATAATAGTCTTAACATAATTACACTGACAATGGCACAGCCGTTTTCAGGGACAGCACATCTGTCTTAAAGGGAGTGAAAAATGGCAAGAAAATTTTTGGTTAGCATTGACCTAAATAAAAATGAATTACTCAATGCAAGAATCCAGAATCTTGGAGTTGCGCCAAGCAGCCCAGTCACTGGTCAAATTTATTACGATTCAAATGATAACTTACTCTATTTTTGGAATGGAACTGAGTGGTTAACAGCTTCTGGTGACTTCGGTCTCGGAAATTATACAACAAGATTAAAGTTTGGTGAAGCAGTAAGTCATGGAACTTCACCTTATGTAGCACATGCAGATCATAAGCATGATGTTGCAGACATTTTAGGAACATCAAATCAAGTAACAGTTACTAAAGCTGCCAATGGAGACGTAACCCTTTCTCTCCCATCAACTTTAAATGTAACAGATATCAATGCAGCCACATTAGATACAACAGGAAATGTTTCAATTGATGGTTCCTTAATTGTAAGTGGTGCAACTACATTAAATCATCCATTAACAGTAAATGATTCCCTTAACGTTTCTGGTAATGCAGATTTAGATGGAACTTTAAATGTAGACGGATCTGCAACTTTACAAGCGTCACTTACCGTAAATGGTAATTCAACGTTAAATAATCCAGTAGAAATTAATAGCACATTAGATGTATCAGGAAATGTTACCGTAGATGGAACATCTACATTTAATGATGATGTACATATTTCAAATGGTAGTTCTTTAACAGTTGCAGGAGCTGTAGATTTAAACTCTACTTTAGATGTAGCATCTACAGCAACATTTGATGGAAACATACAGGCAAATCAAAATCTAACAGTAGTCGGAACTATAACTGGAAATGTTACTGGAGATTTAACTGGAAATGCTGATACCGCATCTACACTAGAAACCGCTAGAACAATATCTCTTTCTGGGGATGTCGCTGGATCTGTATTATTTGATGGAAGTCAAAATGTAACAATATCTACTACAGTACAGCCAAACTCAGTAGCACTCGGTGACGACACTACTGGAGCATATGTAGCCACAATTCAAGGAACTGCAAATGAAATTACAGTAACTGGATCTGGGTCTGAAACAGCAGCCGTAACAATTGGATTGCCAGATGATGTAACAATTACAAATAACTTGAATGTTGGCGGAAACTTAAATGTTACTGGTAACATCAATGCTGTAAATACTACACAAGTTAATATATCCGATAATTATATTAATTTAAATAGTGACATGCCAGAGGAGAATGCTCCTTCAGTAGACGCAGGCATTAAAGTACATCGTGGAATAGAAAATGATGTAGATATTAAATGGAATGAATCTGCTGATCAATGGCAATTAACTAATGATGGCATAAACTATCATGAGATAACAAGAAAGTATAGTGCTACATTAAGCACATCAGCCACATCATATACAGTGACACATAATCTTGGCACAAAAGACGTTACTGTACAAATTTATGAAGTTGGTTCTCCATATGCACAAATAGAGGCAGATGTAGAACATACATCAACATCTGCAATTACTATTAAGTTTGCGGTGGCGCCTTCAGCTGGAGCTTACAGAGTAGTCGTTATTGGATAAGGAGTTTAATAATGCCAAAACTTAAATCATTATTAAACTTGGTAACATTAGAAGAAGATCCTCTAATTGGTTCAACTGGAGATGTATATTTTAATACTATTTCTAAAAACATAAAAATTTATAATGGTGCTATTTGGATTGATTTAACGCCTGGTTCTACAGATCCCGCTCCATTTTATATGCATACACACTCATATGATGGAGATGTTCATACAATTGATATACAAGAAACAATTAACTTTAATACAGATTTAAACAATGAATCAAATGTTCAGGAAGAAATTCCTGTTATAATAGGACTTGATGGTGGCGAACCAGAATCAACATATAGCAATGCTTCTTATACACAGTTAACATTGTTAGACGGAGGCGATCTTGGCAACTAATTTCCCAACAAATCTAGATAATCTAAATAATCCAAATGGCACAGATAGTATGGCAGGTCATGCTGCATTACATGGAAATGTAAATGATGCTATTGAAGCTATACAAGCAAAGCTTGGTGTAGACGGATCATCTGATGCAACATCAATTGATTATAAGGTAGCGCAATTAGAATCTCAACTATTTGATTTAGATAACCAGTCAGACAGCACACTAGAATTACTTGGACTAGAAGGCAATAATGACCTTACTATAACAGGTATAGAAAATAAAACAGCCGTAGACACATGGGCGGCATCAGTATATAGAACAATTAAATATAATCTTCAAATAACAAGAGGATCTGAATATCATACATCAGACTTTTTGTTATTAAACGATGGCACTGATATTAACGTATCAGAAAGTAATATTATCTCAAATACCTCAAATAATCTTGCTTCCGTCACTTTTGAAACAAATGCAGGTATAATTAGTTTATGCGTAACTCCTACAAGTTCTGCTGTTACAGCCAGATTTGTAAGAACTGCGCTTAAAGCTTAAATAGGGGGTTGTCAGAGTGGCAACAGTTAACAAAAATTTTAGAATTAAAAATGGCCTTGTAGTTGAAGGATTAACCGCTACAGTAAATGGTCAAAATATATTAACAGAAACAGGTTCAGATAGTTATATCATAAACCTTATCGGTGGACAAGCAGCCTCTACAAATACCGCAAACGCTATTGTAAAGCGTGACGGTTCAGGCAACTTCTCAGCTGGCACAATAACAGCAAACTTATCTGGTAACGTAACTGGTAACGTAACTGGTACAGTTTCTAGTTTATCAAATCATAATACAGACGACCTTGCAGAAGGTTCAAATCTTTACTATACAGCAGCTCGTGCAAAAGAAGAAGCTGCAAATCTTCTTACTAATGCAACAAAACAAAATATAGTAATTACAAAAGATGGTTCAAATAATCTTACAATTACTGCTGAAAATGGTGTAGCAGATTCTACAACAGATGATTTAGCAGAAGGTTCAACAAGGTTATATTTTACAACAGCTCGTGCTCGTGAATCAATTTCTGGCGGAACAGGAATATCTTACGATAATTCAACAGGTGTAGTTTCTGTAGACAATACAATTGCTACAAAATCATATGCTGATAATGCAGTATCGTCTGGAATAAACAATGCAACTACAGATAACATTGATGAAGGTTCAAATAATTTATACTTCACAAATGGTCGTGCTAGAAATGCAGTATCTGCTGGAACAGGAATTACATATAATGCCGCAGACGGTATTATAAATGTAACTTCTTTAACATATGATGCATATGGCGCAGCATCTGCAGCACAAGCAGCAGCAAATTCTTATACAGATGATGCAATAAATGATTTAACTACAGATGACATCGAAGAGGGTGCATCTAATAAGTATTTTACAGATGAAAGAGCACAAGATGCAGTAGGAAATTCCGTAGGAAATGGACTTTCTTATGATGATGCAACAGGTGCAATTTCTGTTAATACTAACGTAATTTCAACAAAAGCATATGTTGATCAAGAGGTAGCAGCACTTGTAGATTCTGCTCCAGATTTACTTAATACATTAAATGAATTAGCAGCCGCAATTGGTGATGATGAAAATTTTGTTACAACAGTAACAACATCAATTGGAGAGAAGGTCGCTAAGGCTGGCGACACAATGAC